TCGACTGGGCCGAGGAACAATTGGGGCCGCTGAAGCGGGATGTCACCGCTGCGATCCCGACGACGCCGATCTTGTGTCACCCCGACGCGATGACGCAAGGTGGCCAGCCGGTGGAAGCGAAAACCAGCGGAATCACCGGTAGGCTCTACGGCGACTGGGGAGAGCCAGGAACCGATGAGATTCCGGATTACTATGTGATTCAGTGCCTAGTGCAACTAGAGGCCTGCAAGGCCGATGTCTGCCACGTCCCTGCTCTGCTCGGCGGACGCGGGTTCGTGCTTTATCGGGTTCCTGCTTCCTCATCGCTTCAGCAGCACATCGTGGAACACTGCTGCCAGTGGTGGCGGAAGCACGTCGAGGCCGACACGCCGCCGCCGCTGGAGAGATTGCCCGAACTGGAAGTGCTGAAGCGTGTGCGTCGCGTGCCTGAGAAGGTGGTCCGCTTTGAGGACGCTCAAGTTGTCGAGCGATGGCTCGAAGCCAAGGAACGTCTGAGAGCCGCCACAATTGAAGCTGAAGAGGCCCAGGCTGCTGTCCTCTACGCACTCGGCGACGCGGTGGCTGCCGAACTTCCAGACGGACGGCTTCTCACCTATTTCGAGCAGCGACGGAAAGGCTATTACGTGAAGGAATCAACATTCCGAGTCCTCAGGCTGATAAAGAAAGGGAACGACAATGCATGACACAGACGGCGCTTTGACCCTGGCAGAGCGGCTGCCGCCGGACTTGATGCTGTTGAAGCTTGAGAACGAATCAATCATGGCCGTGGCCCGCACGCAGCCGCGTGATCCGGCAAAGATTGTTGCCCAGCTTCAGCAATTGATTGATGCGTATCCGGCGGCGGCAGACGACGCGATCTACACCAAGCCGGTCGGAACTGTCATCGAGGTGACGTGCTTCTGCGGAGCACGGTACGAAGTATCGCAGGTGGACAGAGAAACGACCTGTCCGCATTGTGAAGCACCGGCAATCGGGAAAGGCAAGCAGACCCCTACGAGGCGTGTGAAGAAGTTTGCGGAAGGTTTGTCGATCCGGGCAGCGGAATCCATCCGATCGATTTACGGATACACGCGGCTCGCGACAACTGCCGAGATGCTGCCCGATGGCCGCGTCAAGCTGACGGGGGTGCTGGTCGATTACGCCGCGGGGAATGTGACAAGTGATGAGCGAATCGTATCCCCGCACTACCGCAGCCGCAGCGGAGTAATGCGGACGATCCCTGAAGACCGCTTTCTCAACGTGATCGTGAAGGCCGAGAAGGCGAAGCTGAAGAGGGACGTCATCCTCGACAGCGTTCCAGGGATCGTCAAAGCGTTGTTCCGCGATGCCTGCGAAAAGAAGTTGCGGGAACTGGTCGCACCGGAAGTAGTCGAGCAGAAGATTTTACCGGCGTTTGCTGAGTTCGGACTAACTGCGGAACAGCTTGAGAAGGTGATCGGCAGGCCGCGGGCACTGGGCTGGCGTGAAGAAGACCGGCTCACATTGCGGAAGATACTGACGGCCCTCAAGAACGGCGAAACCACAGTGCAGGAACTTCTTGATGACATCGATGAATCCCGTAGGGAACCAGGCAGCGGTGTCACGGCTGTGGAGAAGCGGCTTGAGGACGTCCTCGGGGAAATCAAAGACGCCGCGGTAAAGGCGGTGACTCCGCAGGCGGATGAAGGGAACGCACATGGGTAACGAGACAGGGAACAAGGAAGCTGTGATGCAGGTCGAGGTGTGCCTAACAGGGAAGTGCGGGCAGTGTTACCGGTGCTGGTGTATGGAGCTCGTGAGGAAAAATCGCGAGTTGAAACGGCGCGTCCGCGATTGTTGCGCCGAGCGGGAGCCACTTGCTGACAGCCTCGACCGGATAGGTCGAAGGACAGTTGACCTTGTGAACGTTCTGTTTGACCTGGCCACGGAAATCCGCGGGGCCGCCAGTATGATGGCGGCTGGAACTCGCATCGCAAGGCAAGACAAAGAGGAGATCCGACGATGAGCACGGAAAATAAACAAGACAAAACGCAGTCTCTTGAATTGGGCGGCAAGTATCTGAGTAAAAATGACTACGACTTGCTAGTGCGGATGCTGCCGGATTGTTCCTGTGCCAAGTGCAAACACTGGAAATCACTTGGCTGGCCAGAATGGCCTGAAAGAGTGTATTTCCTGGATAAAGATCGCTTTTGTTGCTCCTCGACGCTCTGGACGCTTTACAGTCAGGTGGACTGGGACGGTGAATGCAGACGCTTTCCTCCGATAGTCGTGCCACCTGAAGAACTAAGGGAACTAAACGTATGGGGTTGGCCCATCACCAGTTGCCGAGACTGTTGCGGTGAGTTTTCATCGCAAGGTCAGCCCACACGATAGGCGGCTGCCGGGTTCGAGTAAGGAGCTCACCAATGAACTACCGCAAACTATGCAAACGATTGATTACCGCATTGCGGCTGGAGCGGGAAGACCGCAAAGAACAAGTGGCGAAGCTGCACGCAGAGATGCGGGACCTCCGCGAGGAGTTTAGTCAAGAACGTCATTGGCGGCGTCAGCAAGAGAAAGACCGCGAAGCCAGGCTGGATGTCCTCGTGCAAAAACTCATCGCTGCCCACCGGCGCGGCCACCACCACGAGGTCGAAAGGCTCGCTGACCAGTTGAGTGAATGCGTGAGCGTATAGCGGGATGGCTGGAGATTGGATTCCAATATCGCTTGATCTGCCGCGGAAGCGTGAGGTCTTCGTGATCGCCTCGCGCCTGAAATGGTCGCGCTACGAGGTTGTGGGGCGGTTGGTCGAGTTCTGGGCCTGGGTCAGCGCCGAATCGGCGGACGGCAGGATCGACGGCCTGAGCATGGACGATCTGGCCAGCGTCCATGGCTTTGACCGGCGTTTTCTGTGCGTGCTGTTAGATGTCGGATGGCTGATCCAGGACAGTGCTGGGCTGGCTATCCCAAACTTCGACCGCTGGCTATGCCACAGTGCGAAGAGGCGATTGCAAGCCGCCGAGCGTCAGCGTCGGGCACGGGCGCGCGACCCTTGTCACGCAAATGTCACAAAAATGTCACGCTGCGAGCGTGACAAAAGCGTGACCACAGAAGAGAACAGTACAGAACAGTACAGTACAGAAGACCAGATTGAGTCTTCTACTGGAATGCATGGCTCTGTACAGATAGAAAATCAAGACGAGCCCCCCCTTGAATCCCCCCCGCAAAAGCGCGGGGGGAAAATCGACTGGGCGGCCGTGGTTTTTCCTTCTGGTTGCGACACGCCTGACGTGCGTTCGGCAATCACAGAGTGGCTTGAGTATCGCCGTAAGATCGGCAAGCCCTACCGAGTCCCAGAAAAGCAGATCACCTTGCTTTTGGCTCGCTACGGGAACTCGATCGTCGAGGCGATCAGTCACTCGATTGCCCAGGGCTATCAAGGGTGTTTTCCACCGTCACAGAAAGGAGGTGAACGTCGTGACACGAGATATGCCGCCGGGCCAGGTCAGCGGCACCCGGCCGATAGAGACCAGTGGTGATGGGCTTAGCGACGCCATTGCGGCTGTACTTGCGAGGCTGCCTGATGTCAGCACGTTGCCAGACGCAAGCCCGCCGCCGGAGCCGAGCGACTACGATCGTTTTGTGCGACGCCTTGGCCCACGACTTCGCGACGCGACGCTTGAGAACTTTGAGGCCCGCGACGCGACTGCCGAGGCCGGCCTGGTCGAGCTCCGCAAGTATGCCGAAAACTTGGCTGCCAACGTGAAGGCTGGACGCGGCATACTGCTGCTCGGGCCGTCCGGCACGGGAAAGGATCACCTGCTTGTGTCGCTTGGCAAGCTGGCCGCCAAATTGAACTTTCCCGTTCAGAGAATCAGTGGCCCTGACCTTTTCGCCAGCATGCGTGACGCTCTGGCAGTCGGAGAAGAGCGACAACGGATTGAGCTTCTCCAGCTTGTTCCTGTGCTGATCCTGAGCGATCCGTTGCCGCCTGTCGGGCAGCTAACCCCTTACCAGGCTACTGTGCTTTACGAGATCGTCGATTATCGGTGGCAGCACAGCAAGCCGACCTGGTGTTCCTTGAATGTGACGAACAAACAGGAGGCCGATGATCGACTTGGGTCGCCGATCGTCGATCGCCTTCAGGCCGACGCTGTGGTCATTCGGTGCTGCTGGCCGAGTTGGCGGCGGCCAGCCATTGTGGTGTGAAGGTCAAAACGAGTTGTGCTTGAGAAAAGGAGGAACCAAATGCGATGGCGTGATGATCCAAACCTGGAAAGCGTCTTGCGTGAGTTGAAACTGTCCCATGAGATTTGCAGCGTTCCGATCGCAGAGATCGACTTCCGTCAAACAGAAGAGAACCTCGGAAGGATCGGACGCGGTGTGAACAGGGAGCTTGTCGAGGACTACTGCTTAGCGATGCGGGTCAACGGCGACGTGTTCCCACGTCCGGCGGTGGTACGCTTCAGGAAGAAGCTGGTACTGGCTGCGGGAATGCATAGGACGCTGGCGGCGAAAGAAGCCGGGGCCACGGAAATCGAGTGCTACTTCGTCGAGGTCGAACGCGAGGAAGACCTGCTGCTGCTGAGCGTGATGTCCAACGCCAAAGAGGGATCGCGTGTATCACGTGATGACCGCGTTGAACTGGCGGTCAGTCTGGTAGAGGGAGGTGCACACATCTGCGATGTGTGCCGCCGCTTGCGTCTTCCGCGTGAGTCTGTGCGGCACAGGGTGTGCGCGAATCGGACGCAAAAGCGGCTTCAAGAACTAGGGCTTGGGAACCACCACTTCTCTTCTTCGACCCTTGAAGTGCTTGGGCGCCTCAAAAACGACAAGGCACTGGCTGCTGCCGCTGAAGCAGCACATAAGCATCCCATTTCGGTCAAAGCCCTTGAGAACATCATCAAGCCAGCCTTGGCAAAACGAACTGAGGCCCAGCAGATAGCTGCAATCGAAGAGGAAGTAGTGCGATGGCTCAGGGAAAATGATCGCGACGTGGACGGACAGCCGCGTCCGATACGGCTGGCAAAGAGAACAAAGTTTTTGAGAACCTTGCACGCCCTGCAAAGGCTGTTGACCGACGACATCAAGAGTCTGAAGGACTTGGGAATCGAAAGGGGAACCGATGGCTACCAGCAGATTGTGCGGGATTGGAATGAGACGAAACAAAGATGTGACGCGCTGCTCTCTGCGAAAGCTCGTGCTTGATTTCCTTCTGTCGCATGGGCCAGCGACGACCCAAGAAGTCGCGGCGGCTCTGGCCGGACGTACCTGGCCAGAAAAAGCAATTCGCAAGTATCGCCACGAACTTTCCAAGGGGAAGGCGAAAAAGGTGCCGACGACCGCGGACGCCGTTCTGTGGGGACATCGCCGCATGGTAGGCATTGCGCTAGCCAGCCTCCATTATGTCGGCCTGGTCGAACGACTCAGGGAAGAGCGACGTGCGAAGTGGGTCGCAATCCCGCGAGCAAAGAACCTCACAAAGAAGGCAGCGAGGCGGAGGAACAACTGTGACCGTGATTAGCTTTTACGTTCCCGGCATCCCTGCTCCCGCTGGCAGCACGCGCGCAATCCCCTTCCGCCGCCGCGATGGACGGCTCGGCGTGTCCGTGATGCCCGCGTCCACTCGATTACGCGATTGGCAGGCGACCGTGCGGATCGCGGCAAGGCAAGCCGCAGGCGATCGACGGCTGATGACTGGGCCGCTGCGGGTCGGGCTTCTATTCACCTTGCCGCGTCCAAAGTCGCACTACGGAAAACGTGGCCTGCGGCCAGCGGCCCCGCCTTATCCCGCCGGACACCCTGACCTCGACAAGCTGACGCGAGCAGTGCTAGATGCGTTGACCGGGGTCATCTTCGGCGACGACGCCCAGGTCGTCTCGCTGGCCGCCGAGAAAGTCTATGGGGAGGCGGGACAGTGCATGGTGATCGTGATGCGACACAAGTAAGACGGCCTGCCGCTCGTTGCCGCGGCTGCGGCAGGTACTTCCGCCAAGGCAGACGGAAACGGCTGTTCTGCTCTAACAAGTGCTACCTTGCTTCTGTGCAGAGAAGGCGGCTCCGCAAAGCGGTCTGTGTGGTGTGTGGGAGGACTTTCAGTACGACCAAGAGAAAGGAGCGGGCCTTCTGCAAAAATTGCGGCCGCGCCTTGCTGATCGAACGAATGGCGTTTGCTGAAAGCTACAAGGCAAAAATCCCATCGGAACCAACTTCCCACCTTCCAGGATCGTATGAGAAAATCGAGGTGATGCGGTCCCGTGTGGAGCGCGGGGAATCGCCTTTTCACCCCGACGATCGCTTGGAGCCTTCATGCGAAGAAAGCACGGAAGGTACTCTGTAGGCGCTATATGTCCACGCTGTGGCGGCGTGCTCCGCGTCCTCAAAACTCACTCCCGCACCGGACTTCTCATCCTTCGCTACCGCAAATGTCTTGCCTGCGGGTGGCAAGGCAAGACGGTCGAGCGAATCTCTGACCGGTAGGCGGGGATACCGCTGTCCACCACGTCCTTTCGCTTATCCTCTCTTGTGCCTCACAATGAGCTAGGGCGTGCGAATCAGAGACAAATCCGCGCCCAGGTCAGGGGAGGATAATCATGGACATCTTGAAAGAGCTTCGTGACATCCGCAAAGCGATTAAGGATGCACGGCAGGACGGACGGATCACCTTCGTCGAGGGCCTGCTGATCGGGAAAGAGGTGCTCGACGTTCTGATGATCGTGCTGCCGCTGCTGCTGAGCGATGTGGGCCGTGGCCAAGCCGCTCTGCAAGCCCTGCTGGCCGACCTGCCGCCGGAGTACGCGGAGCAGCTACGGCAGATTCTCGGGAGCGAGGCGTGATCAGCACTGCACTGTTTCGCCCGCGAGGAGTGAGGAGGGGAAGCGATGCAGGCGCTGCTTGTTCTGCTGTTGTGCTTTGCTGGCCCACGGCAGCCTGCAATTGAAATCGATGGGCCGCAGACGCTGGCTGTCGCTGAGTACGGCGACTACGCGGTTCGCGGGCTGAGCCTTGAGCAGGCGAAGACGGCCTACGTGGATGTGTGGCCTGAGGCCGGCACAACGGTTCGACCGGTGCTTACCTGGAGCGGCGAACCACTGCTGTTGTTTCGGGCTCGCACGCCCGGGCAATATCGCCTTCTGATCGTCGTTCCGGTTTCTGCTGACCGTCTGATCGTCGCAAAGACGGTGATCCAGGTCGGCACGCCGCAGCCTGAGCCGAAGCCAGAGCCCAAGCCCGAGCCGAAGCCGCCGCAGCCGGAACCGCAGCCGCAGCAGAAGTGGCAGATCGCGGTAGTGCTCGAAACAGGCCAGCTTGACAACCTCCCCGAGGGCCAGCGGTCATTGCTGGCAAGCCTGCTAGTGCGGAAAGAGATCGCTGCAAGAGGTCATCACTTTGCGGGAATCTTCGATAAGGACTCGGAAAGATCAGCCGGGGCACAACACAAGGGATGGTTTGATGCGGCCAGAGGTCAGCAGCTTCCAGTGCTTCTGTTGGCACCGCTTTCCGGCGGAACAGTGAGGGCCTACCCATTGCCTGCTGATGTCAATGCCTTCTGGAAACTGCTTGCCAGCCCGCCGCAGAGCTTGCCTTTGCGTCCCAGCAGTCAGCCCACGCCCAGGCCGAGCACTAGCATCTATCGTTCCAGCGAGCCGATATTTTTCCCGCTGCCGATTCCCCAAGGCTGCTACGGAGGAGTGTGTCTGCCATGAGTTCCTTCTACGATGACAGCAACTGGCAGCAGCTGCTGCGTCCGCCAGCGACCGAAGACGGCTCGCCGCAAGTGCTCCCGCGTGTTACAGCCTATGGTACCGATGAGGCCAGGGCCTGCGGACTGATTCCTTTCGAGGAATATCCTGATCGCGTCCTCGAATGGGACGAGCTGCCCGAGGTGATCGAGAAGTGCCATCGGGAGAAAATCTTTCCCCTGTACCACCTTGAGAACACTGGACTCCTCAAGCAGTGGTATCAGGACGGGTATGGATATTGCTGGGCATACGCACTGGCCGCGGCTGTCATGGCTTGTCGGGCCATTGAAGGGCAGCACCCGGTCAAGCTATCGCCCTTTTCCCTCGGTTGGCTCGTTAATTGGCGAAATAGCGGCTATTACTTGGATCGGGCGATCGCCGGGGCGCGTCAGCGGGGACTCGCGCCCGTAGAGTATGTCCCGGAATATAACCTGCGGCCCACGACCTTCAAACCGGGGTGGGAACAAGAGGCTTTGAAGTATCGGCCCCTGGAGTGGTGGGATACACGGCCGCGGACCGATCGACGACTGATGACGTTACAATGTGCGACGATCCTCGCAACGGGACGGCCAACGTACAACGCCTACGACTGGTGGGGCCACGCTGTTCCCTGCGTCGGAATGCTCTGGCGAAATGGGGGCGTGATATGGCAAGTCTGGAACAGCCACGGGGATGGAGTGATCGAACTCGGGGGAAGCCGTGGCGTGCCGGATGAGGCATATGGGGTCCGTGCGACGAGCTGGGGAGCTGGGTGATGGATCAGGCTAGCCTTGCGGAACGGCTCGAAAAGCTCGATGTCCGGTTGCAGGACATCCAGGCCGGGATCGCGGAAGTGCGAGCGGTCTACGCCGATCATCACCGTCGGCTCGACCGGATTGAGCGAACCATGTATGGGGACGGTGCCGCGGGTCTCTGCACCAAGGTATCAGCGATCCTGTGGGTCGTAAGCGGCGTGGCGGCTTTTGTGGTCTTGCTGGCAGCACAGATGATTGCAGGTGTGTTTCACTGAGGAGCAGCGATGACGGTTGCAGGCGTGATGATCGAGGTGCTGCCGGAAACAGCAGGGGGAGGGGGTCGAAAATCTATGGCCTTACTGGAAACCGCCAACCCCCATGAAGCCCTTCCGCGCGCGGCCAGGGGGGGAATCCTAACGGAAATGGTCACTGCGGTGGAGCGCCGCTGGGCCGACCTGCAGGCCGTCGTCGATCAGGTGGCCAGGGAAGGGCAATTGGGGAAACTGCCGCCCTGGGTATGTCGCGAGGTGCGGATTCTGGAACGGCACCTGGTCTGGCTGCGGCAGCAGCTTGAATCCGAGCCGCAAAACAACGCCGACCAGCAGATGGCGGAGATCCTCGATGAATGAACGCCGCCGGATGGTGCTGTGCCGCTGCGGGCGCTTGCGGCAGCGCGGCATCGCCTGCACTTGCCACGTTCGCGCCTTGGGTGAAATCGCAAAGGAACGCGAGCAAAAGAAGGACAGGCCGCCAGCAAGCAAGCGAGGATACGACCGGCGCTGGCACAGATTGCGACAAGCGTTCCTTGCTCAGCACCCTTACTGTGCCTATTGCGGGAAGCACGCAAGCGAAGTGCATCATGTGATACCGCTGAAAGGGAAGGACGATCCTGGAAGGATGGAATGGGGAAACCTAGTGTCGCTTTGCCACCGCTGCCATATGCGACGCCACGCCCAGATGCGGGCCGCTGGGAGAAGCTCGCATACGATCGCACGGCGCGTCTTGCAAAGTGCGGCTACTTCGACGCCGCCGCCGCAGAGCGGGTAGTCAAGTTCGTCGGGGCACTGTGCCACAGCCGTGGCCCGGCAGCGGGGAAGCGGTTTGTGTTGTCACCTTGGCAAGATTACCTGGTGAGAACGTTGTTTGGCTGGAAGACCACTGGTGGAACCAGGATGTTTAGAAGAGGCTTCATCGGGCTGCCACGCAAGAACGGGAAAAGCACGCTGGCTGCGGCACTGGCCTTGTATCTGCTCTTCGCAGACAAGGAACCGGGCCCGGAAGTGGTCTGTGTCGCGACGGCACGCGACCAGGCCAACATCGTAGTGCGTGAAGCCCAAAGCCTGCTTCGCAGCAATGCGGTGCTGAGAACGCGAGCACAGTGCTTCCGCAATTCGATCGTGTTGCCGGAAGGGAAGGGCCGGCTCGTGGCGATGGGACGCGATCCTGACGTGCTCTGGGGAAAGCACGTTTCCGCTGCTGTGTTTGACGAGGCCCACGCCCATGCACATCGGCACCTGTGGGACGCGATCAACACCTCAACCGCTGGAAGGTCGCAACCTTTGGTGCTGTGCATCAGCACAGCCGGGCAGCGGTTCGGTGGGATTTACGACGAGCTTCGCGACTACAGCGAGCAGGTGCTTGAGGGAAAGGTCGACGATCCGCACTGGTTCGCGTGGATAAGTGCCGCCGACGAGGATAAGTCATGGGATAGCGAGGAAGCATGGCGGCAGGCCAATCCGGGATTGGGACAGAGCGTGCAGCTTGAGGAACTGGCCACTGTCGCCCAGGCTGCGGTGAGTCCAGCCGCCCAGGTGGCCTTTCGACGGTACCACTTGAACCAGCGTGTTAGCTCGGCAGAAGGCTTCGTTCCGCAGGACGTGTGGGCGGACGGTCAGCGTGATCGGCCAGAGCAGTTGCCAAGCACTTGCGTCGTGGGCGTTGACCTGGCCAGCACGACCGACTTGAGCGCCGCGGTGGCCGCATACAACCTCGGGGAAACGTGGTGGGTCGAGCCGGTGGCCTGGACCACCAAGAGGGCGTTGAGCGGAAGTCGCGGCAAGCTGTATAGGGAATGGCATGAGGCCGGGTACCTGAAGATCGCGGGAGTGGACGTGATTCAATACGAGGCGATCCGGCAATGGTTCAAGGGACTGACCGAAGGCGGGATAACGGTTGCGAAGGTTTTCTGCGATCCGCATCAAGCGTATCACCTGCTTCAGCGGTTGCGTGATGACGGATTGCGTGACGAACAGCTTGTGGAGGTGCTTCAGTATCCTCGCTACCTCGATCCGCTGATACGTGCGGTAGAGCGGTTGGTGTACGAACGCAGATTGTGGCATCCGCCGCACCCTGTGCTCGACTGGTGTGTCGCCAACGCGCGGATTCAGATCGACAGCGGCGGGAAGCGAAGGCTCGACCGTCACCGCTCGACCGGGCCGATCGACCTGGTAGCAGCGATGGTGTTTGCAGTCGGCGGTGCGGAAACGGTCATCGAGGAACCGGGAGAAGAAGACGTGGACATCGAGGACATCTGTGTGCAGGTGCTGTGATGTGGTTGTGGACGGCGATTAAAAACTGGTGGAAGAATCAGCCGCGGTGGCCGGCGCTCGATCCGGAGCTAGCCGCGCTGTTCAATCCCAGCCGCCTCACTGTCGAGCGTGCCCTCGCAATTCCCGCTGTCTTGCGGGCAGTGAGTCTGCTGTCCGCCGACGTCGCCAAGCTGCCCATTGATCTGTACGGCATCGGCACCGGGGGAACGCGGTATCGCATTTTTGAACGCGACGCCCCGGTTGTCAAGCTGGTGAAGCGTGCCCCCAACAGTGCGATGTCCGCCTTCACCTTTCGCCGTACATTGACAGCACATGCACTGCTTTGCGGCAGCGGCCTGGCGTGGATTCAGCGTCGTGGGCGGCGAGTGATAGGGCTGGCCGTCCTCGATCCCACCACCACCGAGCCTGTGGATCAGCCGGACGGGACGCTTGCATGGAAGATCACCCGCATCGGCGAGAGTGGAATCGTGCAGGACACGATCCCAGACAGGGACGTACTGCACATTTGCGGCCTTAGTTGGGACGGGCGTCGCGGGCTTTCACTTTTGAGTGTGGCCGCTGAAGCCCTGAACCTTGAGCGTCAGCAGTTGCTGCACGCCGCGGGACTGTTCGAGCGTGGATTGCTGCTTAGTGGATTCTTGCTTTCACCGAAGCCGCTTCCCGATGAGAAGCGTGCGGAGA